TCCAGATAGAAACATGACTTGTAGAAGGTACTGTTTTAATTACAGGCGTATACTCACCTTCTTCATTCCAATTAGAATACTCTTTATTAACAGCAAAAGGTCCTTTCATAATACCTGTACCAAAAAGAGCTAGTTCAAAAGAACTAAGGCGAAGCTGTTTATTGGCTCCGCTTTCTTCTAGTTGATCATGAATTTTCTTTTGCATTTTCTTAGCTGCCACTTGTGCAGGAAAGAAAGTAACACTACTAGGTAACGTGCCCGAACCCTCAACAAGCTTCTCTTGTACAGGAGCCAGTTTGTTTTTCATACCTGCTAAACGCTCTTGTAAGTCGTTTAAAGTCTCACCGGGCTGAAGCTTTTCATCACCTGTGAAAGGTGTTTTCATAGGCTCAAATGCAGTAGTAAGTTCGTCTTTACCTTGCTCTGCTTGCGGATTAGCGTCAAAGTGTACGGACTCTACAACACCTTCAGGTAAAGTAGTAGGATCTACGCTAATAGGAAACTTAGAGTTACCAAACAGTACGTCAATTACTTGTCCGTAAGCTGCTAAAGTTTTAGTCTTAGTTACCTTAACAAAGATACGAGAACGCTCCGCTTCTGTGAATTGTACATCTGAACTGTACATACCACGGTAGTTACGGTAAGCCCGCATCCAACGCTCTTCATCAACAAGACGAGCATCCTCTGCTTTTTTATAACGCTCACTAACGAAACCAGTAATAGTTCCTACCTTCTCGTCAAAAAGTGTATCAGAGTTTGATACATCCTTAATAAAAGAAGAGTCAGAGGATTCGATGTTTTCCTCGTAGGTATCGTCAAAATCTTTAGGGTCCATACTTAATATCCAAATGTTGGATCAGATGCTTGAAAGCCTGATCGTGATGTTGAAGGATTATAATCCCATAAGGAACTTCTTGGGCGTGTCATTATACCGTATCGCAAAGCATCATACAAGTGATCTTCTGCGTTTGTATCTACATCCTCTGGGTTTCTTTTATCTAGAGGAATACTAGGTATCTGCGCTATAGTATGAGTGCAGGTGGAAAAGAACACGAGTTGGGATTCTTCAGTGAACTCGTCCACCTGCAAACGGCGATGTATCTCGTTCTTACCTGCTACCCTTGAACCACGAGAACGATCTGAGGGCCTCCAGCGACATCCCTTCATGTTCATCTGTTCTGCAAGTGACGGGCCAGTATCACCTCTTTTATGCCAGAGGGACGAGTCAAGTACGCCGTATCTTATAGTTCCATCATCTTCTTCTGCTTCTAGTATCATATCAGCTAAATCTGTAGCTGTGACTTTAGTTACGTACATCTCTCTGTACACTACTAGTTGCTCTGAAGGAGTTACCGCAAACCATAAAACTCCTGTCCAACTTCCGTAACCGTAGTCACATGATCTAAACTTAGTCCAGCTTCTAGGTATATCGTAGCTATCTACTACATGTACTTTTCTATTAAACTCAGGAAACGCTGCTCCTTCATTTACATCCCAGTCACCTTCTAGTAATTGCTTTCTCTGATGATCAGGCAAAGATAAAAGCATTGCCTCGTAGTCACCGCTGTCAGCTAAGTAAGGGTTATCAAACAAACTGGCAGGAATAAATCGTCTTTTAAATAAAGGCTCACCTTCTTTGGAGTGGCCTCTAGGAAACTCTAGCCTATTACCTGTTTCTATATTAGTAGCCCAAAAAGGTGTGTTAGGCTTAGCAGGATCAATGAACATTTTCTTGACCCATGAGTGGCCGCTACCGCCGGGGTTAGTTGTTGCTCTCATGTACAAGCTCAAGTTAGGCGAAGCTGTACGTAAACGTGAGCGCATATAATCCCACGCAAAAGGACTAGACCACTGAGTAAGTTCGTCAAATGCTATGTAGTTAAATGCCTGACCTTGATACCGCATAACATCAGTATCTCTATCTAGATAAGACATCCAAAGCTTGCCACCTCTAGGTGTAGTCCATTGACTCTTACGTTCAGACCACTTGATCCCCGGAATAGCTTTAGGATAAAGTTCCTGACTTTTTTGTATAAGCTCACGCAACTCTTCTGTTGTGTGACGTACAAGTAACCCACTAAAGTCAGGGTCATTCAAACTACGTAAAGGATCAGCTAGAGTTGCGTAACTCTTACCACCACCTGCTGCCCCACCATACAAGACCTCACGTTCACTTGAAGCTAAGTACTGTGTCTGAGGGCCGGGATTAGGCTTAAATACTACGTTCTGTGCTACCTCTTCGTCATAAGGCGCTGATATTACTGTTGCAGGTACTGTTTCCTGTGCAGACTCAGCCTTACTCTTGGGTGTAGGTGTGGTAGCCGACCCTTTCTTTTTCAAGCGTTTCGTACTGCTGGATCGCTTTTTTGTACCTTTGGGCAAGCTTGCGCTTAATTTGAGCAACTGATTTACGTCTTCTTTCGACATCTATTCTCTTCTTTAATCCCATATGAGAAATGTATCTACCAGACTGGGTGGATAACCATGCAGATACTTCTCTATAACTATACTGCTTTATATGTTTCTTTGCAAGCTCTAATAGTTCTAGTTCTTTAACTATAGGAATCAACCAAGAATCGTCTTCAGGGTCTATCTCATAACCGAAGGGAACATATTGTTTAGTTAATCTAGGGATCTTTTCCCATTGTCTTTTCTTAAAGTCAGGCTTAGGTAACATCCAATAACCTAAGTCTTCCTTCTTAGTGTACTTAGCCATCGTCACTTTCTTTAGGCGGTAGAATAAACAGACCACCAGAGCTTTCTACAGAAACACGCTCTGTCTTAACAACACCAGCACGATCTAATACTTGACCTGCAGCTACCATCTTTTCCTTAATCCCTAACTGGGTAGGATCATCCAAAGCACTTGAATAAGCAAAAGCCGCTTTAGGACCCAAGCGAGACATATACGTTTTAGTTGCGTCAAATATCTCATCCTTTAAAGATTCAACAATCATACGAGTAGGAGTATTCTCACTGTAACCCGCTAACTTCTTAGCACGTACCACATCACCAGAAGCCTCTTCAAAGAGAACTTCCATAAATCTTTGTTGATTCTCTGTAAGTGTACGAGTCATGTTATCTTCCTATGCGGTTTTACTTTGGCTCTAACTTTCTTAGGCTGAGCCACAAACTGCTTACCCTTAGCAGTGCCTTTTCGTTTTGCTCGTGATGTAGAGGCATACTCAGAAGCACTAAGAGACTTAATAGCCTTCTCAGGTAAGTACCTTTCGCCTGTAGCCTTGGGACCTTGCGTCGATGGCTTACCACTTTTGGTCCTCCACTTCTGCTTAGTCCAAGACTTCAGGCTCTTCTGTGATTTAGATAAAGTCACTAGGTGTAACCTCCACCTTTGGCTTTGTACTGCTTAGCGACCATCTGAGCTTTCCGGGCGCTCCATTGTCCGGGCTTTCCACCCTTCCCGCCAGCTTTGACGGAAGCAACGAGGCGCTTACGCATACTAGGCTTAGTATAATTACCCGCTGCATTAACCGTAGACTTTTTGCCTGATTTCACCTCTACTGATCCCCATATCATGCAGTTCTTTGTCACTCAAATTCATGAGTATCCAATAGTCTGCTCTTCGTTGTTGATTTTCTTGGAACTTCTTTAAGATATTCTTAAACATAGCACTACTCCTTTTGTCTTGTGCAGGAATAGTTTTACCATATTTAGTTATATCATACTATAGATAAGATTGCAACCCCGTTATGCTCTCCTTGCAGGGTCAAAGTATTCCTCTACTGAAACAAGTACTTCCATAGTGTTAGCAGTTTCACCGTATACCATAATCTTATCACCTGAATGTAAGTTAAAGTATCCACCATTAACTAGATTAACTACAGAGTGTCCTGCCATACTAAGTCCATTAGCTATATAATGATACTCGTTATCGTCAGCATGATAGAACTGTACAAACACTTTCTTAGTAGAAGTAGAACTATTACTAATGTGTAGATATCTAGTAATGGCACTGAAGTTAGCAGGACAAGTATACACAGCGGTAGCACTAGCATCTGCCGAAGTAGATGCAATAGTGTACCCTTGCGTGTGAAACTTTGACTTAGTTAGATCAGGCATTTATCCAGCACTCGCACCACGCTTATAACGTGAGCGCTTCTCTGATTCCCGCTTTGCCCTTGCTTTGATTTCAGAAACACTTGTACGTTCTTTAATAGCATCGTAAATAGCTTTACCCGGAATAGGTTTGGTGTAAGGCTTAGCATCCGTACCCAACTGCTTTCGTGCACGTTTAGAAGCTGCATCGATCTCTGCTTTAGTAAAGACATCTTTAAGAGTTTTATCTGTACCCGGAAGAAGATAATCTGTCTCTACAGGGTTTCTTTCTCTAAGAGTCGGTGCACCTTTAGGCTGTTTAGGACGCTGTGAACGTGGATCTACAGGACGTTTAGGTGGACGTTTTGCACCGGGAACAGAAGGTTTCTTAGGTGGGGCTGTACCAGCAGAGGCACCAATGTTCTTACCTTTAGCATTAGCCCAAGCAGTTAAAGCGGAACCTTTAAACTTACCCTTGTTTTTCTTTTTCCAAGAATCTAGTGTTTCTTTGGTTACAGCTAAAGCTTTCTTACCATTCTTATCTGTGTAGTACATAGATCCCGCTTTTCGTGCAGCAGAGATACTTTTATAATCTTTATAACTAGCCATAAATTTAACCCTTTTTAATTCCTGTGTTCATTACACCAGTAGATTTAACCATACCACCTTGGTTGTACATAGCTACTTTACCACCTCTAGCGTAAGCTTTCTTTTTCATCATAGCCCCGCCTTTAGCATAACCTTTTTTCTTAGTCATGCCACCCTTATTCATTTTACCTTTACCATCTGCTGCATAAAAAGGAACAGTGTCACCTGTTTTATTTTTAACCATTTTAAGACCGCCTTGGGCATATCCTTTTTTCTTCATCATTGTTTATTCCTCACTGTATAAATTGTTAAACACTCGTTGCGTATCCCAAACATAGTCTACGTTTTCTTTTGAGTTGTATGTATGTTGATTAGGTTTAAAATCTGGAGCACCTTGCCCTGTCTCAAACCATGCTGGGTGAGTTACTCTCACTCTGTTATTGGGCAACGCAACAATGTTACCTGTATATTCTCCTGCATCTAACAACTCTAATACGTGAGACTGTTTGTGTTGTGCAGGATCATCAGCTACTTCATTATCTGTATAGTCTACAGTGAAGTAATACTTAGCTGGGTAAAACTCTCCATCTATCTTTGCTATCCAAGGCGCTGGGCTTGCTCTCTCTAACTTGTACACGCTGTGTGTATGCGACATGCAATCCCAAGGTTGCGCTAAGTACGGGGGTAGCTCGTTAGGCCATTCAGCCAAAGGGGTATCCGCAACCAACGCAGTAAGTGGCATCCTAGCCCACATTGCTCCACCGTGGACGTTTTCTGATTCGTCAAAGTCTGACTCACAGCCTGTGAAGATAACTTGGAAGCTGAGTGTTCTATTGGGCATCGTAGTAACACCGATGACCATACAGTGAAGAAACTCTCCATGATACTCCTCCAAGTTCTTTGTGTACTCTCTACGTACCCACGCTTTAAAGTAAGGTATACTGCTAGTTAAATAAGACATATGTTATGCTATAATAAAATCTACGATTTGTCCATCAGGAGTTCGTAGTTTATTTGGATTAGGATTGTAGGCATACATCTGATTAACTATCTTAAGATCTTCTACTGGTGTATCAGGAGTAATCTTGTTAGGTTCTTTTGTATCTACATCTTTTTTTACAGGCTCACCCACACCATTCTCAAACACAATATTTACATGTGTCTGGAATGGCATGTTAGGTAAGGGAAGGTGAGATATTAAAGACATTAGAACTTTACAGTAGCGCCTAACTTAACGTCACCAAATGTAAAGCTATCGTCTGAGGATACTTCCCCATAAAGATTTACAGATGTAGATAACGGATAATCTGCAGTTAGATCTACACCTTGAAATACTTTATCTTCATCCAACTTCAACATATCAATGTCTGTCTCTACCCCCAAGCGAAGGTTATTCATAGTGATAGCGGCATATGGAGTTAGTTCCCAATCCCAATCTTCAATGCCTGTCGTATAGTTTGTATCTGATTCTGCACCCAGTTCTACTGCTTGTCCTGCGATTGGAAAATCCGCTGCTGTGGCTGACGTAGCCAACAAACCAGTAAGACCTAATGCGATTGCTAGAGTTTTCATTTCTTAGTTTCCTTTATGTGTTTACCATTTTACTTTGTCTGCCCAGTATGCAGCAGACATCTTGCCTTTTTTGATATTCTTAGCGTGTCTTGCTTTAAAGCTTGCACGTTTCTTCTTCATCTTATCAGATTCACCTTCCCTTGGCTTACCTGCAGTGCTGGCTCCCTTTTCACCAAACTTAATATATTTATACTTACCACCCTCACTAGCCATAACGTGATGTGACTTACCACTGCCATCCTTAAGGCGCTGGGGTTTATTCACCGCCTTAAGTCCTGCATCCTTCATCTTAGTTTTGACTCGTTCAGGAATAGCCATTTATTAACGCCTACGTGCTGCCTGAGTAGGGGTGGTAGACCTACTATTTCTTTGTGCTACACGGTTTGCTCTGTTTAAAGCATTCTTTTGTTGAGCTTGTGCTCTGTTTGCTCTGTTGAAAGCTCTCTTTTGTTGAGCTTGCGCTCTTGCTAATTGAGCAGGTCTTCTTTTAGCAGCCAGTTGCCTTTTACGGGCCAACTGTACAGGAGTCAACTTTTTTTGTTGTGCTTGACCTGCCTGTGCTGGCATAGGACGTTTAACTTTACCTCTACCCGGCGCAGGTGCTGGTAATGGTTTGCCTCTGCCTTGACCTCTACCCGGCGCAGGTGCTGGCATAGGAGTGGGGCGTCTACCGCCTCTACCACGACCCGGAGTCGGTGATGGTAGTGGTGCTGGTAATGGTTTACCTCTGCCTCTACCTCGACCCGGTGCAGGTGTAGGCATGCCCTTTGGGGGTTTGAGTTTACCTACCCCCACAGCTTGCTTTGGTTTACCTGCGCCCGGAGCAGGGGTAAGTTTACCTCTACGGCCTTTAGGCATACCTGTTGTAGGTTGTGGTTTTTGCATTTTATATTCTCCTAAAACTAAATCATTGATAAAGCTTGGTCTAGCGTCTCTTTATTTCTTCGGGTCCAACCACGGCCAAAAGTGTCAAAGTGTCCTAGTGACTCATAAAAACTTTGACGTTGAGTGTATACACTCTCAATGATCATCTTAGGTTCATGATTCATAATAGACTGAAGTGTTTTAGGTCCAATAGCTCCGTCTGCTGTAGCACCCACTGCACGTTGAATAGCCTTACCGGGGCGTCCAGACCCACTGTTCACAGCCCAATCAAAGGCACACCAGTCTACACCGCTAGGGAGATCATCTCCACGTACCTTATCCCAGTAATTCTTTTTGTATATAGGTGCAACATCTACAAACGTCAAGTCACGCATAGTACCTTCTGTTACTTCACGTCCTACCCAAGATTCATATACTCTTTTAGTTACACCTAAGTTAGTCATTCCACCCGGATCTTGAGGATGATTTACAAAACCACCTTCATGATGTAGTAGCATTGATAGACATTTGTCAAAGTTCTTTTTCATTTTCTACTTCCCAAAGAATTTACTTACAGAACGAATGCCTATACTGGCTGATACTATACCACCAAGGCTATATTGATACCACGTAGGCATAGACTCCAGTGCAGCAAAGCCAGCTTGTACTATACTGTTACCCCAGTCACCGCAAAACGCCAGAATCAAAGGAATACTGAAAAGTAATGTTATCCATTCGTCTTTCCAGCTATTCTGAGTAGCTTGAATTGCAGCTAGATCCCAGTCAATCTCACC